TTCAATTTGATGAGAGTGGCGGCGGCATGCGATTCAAAGACGCCATTGCCCATGCGAAGAAGCATGGAAACCGTGTGACATATGGAACTCAGTCAAGAAAATGGCACTCAATTGGAAAAACTGACCGAGACTACCATACATCTTTTGCACTAGAGCCGGATGAAGCATTGCGCCACGGGGAAGCCAAGTCTCTCTTACATTCGACTCAATCCAGAATGCTTGAAGAAGTGTTAGATGTGCCAACCTTTACAGTTGAGGCTATTGCCAAGAAACATGGGGTTTCAGTCGAAACGATTCAAGCCCAATTGAAAAAAGGCATAGAGGTAGAGAAGGAACACACTACCAAAGAGGATGTTGCGAGAGAAATTGCATTGGATCATTTGAACGAGAATCCTTCGTATTATACCAAGTTGAATGCCATGAAACTAGAAGAGTGTAAAGTAGGAGATATGGTAGTTCCGAAACTTGGCCCTCATAAGGGGCATGCCCATGAGGTTATTCATGTGTTTGATGATGGCCGTATCAATATCAAGCCAAAGGGAATACATCCTTCACAAAATCGTTACCGGCTTGGCGCGGCTACCGCAAAACAGGATGAAGTTGAGAAGGTAGTAGGGGAAGGAATTGATCCGGTATTACCTAAAGTTAAGCCAAAGTCGAAGCCGAAACAGATTGAAGTCAAGGGTCCTGGGGTCGAAGAGAAGTTTCAGAAAGATCCAACAGTATCACCATTGACTACCACGTATACACGCGGTTTATAAAGCCTAAATACTATGCTAAGAGATCCTAAAGCAATCATTTATAGCGATTCTGATGGTGTTATTTGTGACTTTTATGCCGGGGCTGAAAAGGTTATTGGGAAGAAGTGGAAAAAAGACCATCTCAGCCGGATAGAACAGGGGGTTATCCTAAATCAACATGAAACGTTCTGGGAAACCCTCCCTCCCATGCCGGATTGGGAGTCTTACTGGTCCCATATCAAAAAGTATCACCCTCATATTTTGACGGCAGTTCCGGGATGGGATCATGACTTTCAGGAGGTGGAACGAGGGAAGAGGGAGTGGTACAGGCGGCATATTCCCGATCTTCCTCAAGATCGGATTCATGTAGTGTATAGAAAAGACAAAGCGTTATATGCGAAGAACGGGCATATACAAAATATTTTGATCGATGACCATGAGCAAAACGTTCAAGAGTTCGAGGCCGCAGGCGGTATTGGTATCTACCACGTAAGCGCCAAGGTGACTATTTTGAAATTGAAGAAACTTGGGTACTATTAACTAACAAAGGAGAACGACAATGACAATGTGGAATACAACAGACGCAAACACCGGAGCGCCAAAGGGTATGGTCGCCAGCGGATTGGGCGTTTCTGCAAACGGAAATGTGATGTTTGATAACGTCACAGTGGGAGCATTTAAGACTGGGGTAGCCCTTGGGGTATTTGGTGTATCAGCGGCGGAAGCGGCTAATACTGTTAAAGAAGGTGCCAATACCACACATGCTGGTTGGGTCCTCCGTACACAGGGAACGGGGTATGTGAATGGTATTGAAGTTCTTTCTGGTGGAGCGGGGTATACGCCAGGAACGGGATTCATTACATTCGCTAATGGTGGTTCTGGTGTTGGAGCAAACGCCACGTATACTGCAAACGCAGCCGGTAACATCTCTAGCGTTGTGATGAATTATGTAGGAAATACTTATAACACGACTCCAACTGCAAACATTGTTGCGGCATATACCGTACAAGCATCATTGCGAGTAGTTATGGGTGGACGAGCCAATCGTATTATGTACGAAACTCTTGTTGCCAGCGGAAATATTGCAGCGGATGCTGGTGCTGATGATGCAATCATGGGTGCATAATGGATGAACATAATCCTGTTGAGGGGGAGCATCCGCTTCCCCTCATTCATGGCATTCACGGTTCGGTAGATCTTTGTGATTTGGCTACACGAGAAGATTTGAATGAGGTTCTAGATGAAGTAACTGGGGAACCCTCACTCGATCCTCGATTGGCATACGACAGGGTGAAAGAAGTCCTATCAGGAGCAGGCTACATACTACCAGAGATTGTATTGGAATCTGATGGTGATGAAGAGGTTTTTGAGTTAATGAACCATGAAGGTTCGCAGGCATGTTGCTATTTGTATTTTGCCTATACCTATTCTGATGGTGTGGAAGCAGGGGAAACGTGGGCGGAACTAGTCACATACACTGAATTGGATCAATTATTATCGAACCATGAATTATGATGCATAATCTTGAATTGACGCCGGATACCGTGATGATCTATGCGGTGAAGGCATATGAAAAACCAACGTATATCAAGAGCGAATTGGCGGATGACCTCAAGCATTTTAGTTACTTGAGGCGTCTATTTCGCCGGTATAATCAATATGGGGAATTGCGGGAACGACTCATTCTGAATCATTTGATTATCGTCTACAATATTTTTGGAGTCCCCGCAGCCACACGCTTATTGTTCTATCATACACGGCCAGAAGATTATGCGATTCTCAAAACGTTTTTGGTATTCCTAGATAAGATGCCTGATTGTATTTACGGAATTAACGGTTCTACTATAGAATCTAACCTTCTTGTCCCCGATCCAGTAATTGTACAGTCATTAAGAGCCATACGGCAGCAAACGGAATAAACTAATGAGTGGCTTCCTAATCGAATCTTCATCACCCATCATCTACGATTACCTCAAAGACTTTGTGCGCTTTGTTTCCGACAAATTAGGTATTGAGGATCTTCCTGTCTCCCTCGTATTAAAAACCGGTAAGGCATCATTTGGAAGTTATCGACCGGGGCATCGCACGGTTGAAGTTGCTACAGAAGGACGGCACACTGCCGATATTCTTCGCACCCTCGCTCATGAATTAGTTCATGATGCTCAATACAAAGATGGTGAACCATCTCAATCCCTCGAAGAATTAGAGTATGAAGCAAATGCAGTCGCGGGGATGTTGATGCGGGAATATAACAAACTTCATCCAGAGTTGTATGATGCAGAGGAAGAGCCAGAGCCAGACGAAGTACTTGATATGTTGGGAGTAGGAGCGCAAGGTCCACTGGAAAATGCAGGCATCACCGTCGATGCGTTTCAGGCACCTGCCTCTTATGAATACGAAGGTCTCGGTGACGCTCAGCCGATGCGCCCTCCATATCCAGTGGAACTTGCCGAAACACTGAAAGAAGATGCTCCAGTGAACGCGGTGGGTAGTGGAGCAGTTGAAGGAATAGGAGTCGGGCCAAAAGGAGAACCGGGGATTCTTCCTCAGAAGAAAAAGACTCCGATGTTCAAGCGAAAAACATTGCACCAATTACGCGAAGGATTAAAACAGAAAGAATAATGGGGTGATTTATGAGTCTGGATGATTTTTTTGGAGCAGCAAAGGGAATTTTAACTACTATTGCTCCAACGGTAGCAACTGCATTCGGTGGTCCATTTGCAGGTATGGCGACACAGAAATTGATTGGGGCATTGGGACTTGCTCCCGATACTTCACAAGATGATGTGATGAAAGCCGTTGCCATGGCAACCCCAGAACAGATGTTGAAGATCAAAGAAGTTGAGCAACAGTTTATTGTCGATTGCCGAAAACTTGATATTGAAATCATGAAGTTGCAGGCGGGGGATCGTGATTCTGCACGAAATCGAGAAATTCAAACACAAGATTCATGGACTCCTCGTATTTTGGCCGCGTCAGTGATGGGATTATATATTGGAGTCCAATGGTATATTCTCGGACATATCATTGATGCAGGTATGCGCGAAGTTATTATGAGATCACTTGGAACTTTGGATGCAGCCGTTGGGCTGGTCCTTGGTTACTATTTTGGATCTTCGATTGGATCGTCCCAGAAAAATGACCATATCGCAGCCCTGTCAGACTTAGCGAATAAGAAATAAGGAATACCATGAACGGGGATATCCAATCAGAAGTTTTACCGGAATGCACACGTGGGTTTAGTGACATTCGATTATCCGTTGGCCTTATCGAGAATCGAGTAGAAGGCCATGATAAACTCATTGATAAACTTGCTGAGGGTATTGAGAAGATCGAGGAGATGAATAACAATCTCGTGAAGATGTTAACCGTTCATGAACACAAACACGAAATTCATGAGAAAATCGAGGATGATATCGAAGAAGATGTTGAAAAACTCCACTCCCGAATTACCACAACGACACGTGAAATCCAAGATAGGATCGATGACTTAAAAGAGGAGATCAATAAGAGATTTGATGCTCTCGCTATTCGATTAACTCCTATCGAAACTCCAGAAGAAATTCGTGTTAAAAAGACACTTCAGGAACTTGATCGGTGGAAATTTTTGTTGATGGCAATTGCTATTGCTCTCATTTTTCTTTTCGACCATGTTAATTGGACGTTCCTTGAGAAAATTTTCTCACCTTCCCACTAACTGGGCTCATTAATTACTTGATTTTTTATTATGTCCTGTGTATAATGCGGGGTTATGCTCCATCTAGACTTAAAATACGTTAACATGTTAGTCAATCACTTCGAGAGGTTTGAGCGAAAGAGCGATTACCTCTTCAATGTGCGTTGTCCAATTTGTGGCGACTCCCAACAGAAAAAAACAAAGATGCGGGGGTACATTTATCGCGTCAAACAACGGATGGCGTATAAGTGCCATAATTGTAATGTGAGTATGGGGTTTGGAAATCTTCTGAAGCATATGAACCCCATGCTTCACAAGGAATGGACGTTAGAAGTCTTAAAGGAAACGAAGCCAGGACTTTTTCGGTTGAAAGAGTTGCTTGAAAAACCAGGATTTTTCGATCAGACGCCGGTTCGATTTGGGAAGATTGACCAGCCAATTTATCAGCATGCAGAACGGGTGAGTGACCTACCCGAACATCATATGTGTCAGAAATATGTTAAGGATCGTGGCATTCCAAGAGAATACTGGCACAGACTCTATTTTGCCCCCTCGTATAAAGAGTTTGTGGATGAAGTTGCGCCGGGGCACGGGAAAATCATTCATGGGGATAGTCGATTAGTTATCCCCTATTATGACATGTATGGAGAAGTTATTGCCGTGACTGGCCGTGATTTGGTTGGATCTGTAAATTCGATTCGATACATCACTGTGAGAACCAATAAGGATGAAAGCAAATTGGTATATGGCTTAGACCGGGTGAATCAATCGGAACCGGTGTATGTGGTTGAGGGGCCATTAGATTCTTTGTTTCTCAAGAACGCGGTTGCATCGGGGGATGCGAACTTGGTACAAGTGGCTGAAAAACTCGCCGCTGCTAATATCACTCTCGTCTACGACAACGAGCCGAGGAACAAAGAGATTGTGCAACAAATGAAGAAGGCGATTCAGAAGAATTACAAAATATGTGTGTGGCCGAACTGGATAAAGGAGAAGGATATAAACGATATGATTCGGGCAAACTATTCGGCGGATGCCCTACATACCATTATTCACGATAATACTCACAAAGGAATTGCAGCCCTGGCGCATTGGACGAGTTGGAAGAAAGTTTAAGAAAGGAGTTTTGTTATGATTGAAGTATTGGACCATGGGGTTGTTCGTTTGATTGATTCGATGGGGGGCGATTTATCAATTGTTCGTTCTGCGCGAGTAAGTTATGATGCAGAGTGGAGGACCGGTGAAGATGCGGGGAAGGATGCGAAGTTAATCAATTATCTCATAAAAAATCGACACACTTCACCCCTTGAAGGTGTGCAGTTTACCTTTGAAGTGAAGGCCCCTATCTTCGTGTTTCGCCAATGGCATCGGCATCGAACGTGGTCTTACAATGAAGTCTCCGCTCGCTACTCAGAACTTCCAGAAGAATTCTATATCCCCAAAGCAGAACATGTCGGCACTCAATCTACAAGCAACAAACAAATGCGGGTGCTTGAAGAAGCAGCCGGGTTGAATGAAAAGGATGTTGAGTTTATCAACGATCTTCAGCGGCATTCAGCAGAAGGATTCGCGTTGTATCGAAAGCATTTGGCGGCGGGGGTCCCTCGTGAGTTAGCCCGGTGCTTATTGGGATTGAATACATACTCCCATATGTTTGCCTCCGTTGATCTTCATAACTTATTTCATTTCTTGAACTTGAGACTTCATAGCCATGCTCAGTATGAGATAAAGGTATATGCCGAAGCGATGTTAGAACTAA